CGTCCCACTCTTTGCGGTAGTTCCGCAGTGACCTGATACCAGCACTACAGTTCTCTTCATCGAACCATGCTGACTGCAATAGGCGTCTAACTGATTCAATGCCATCAATAATCGGCAGACTTGGTGCGATCTCGAAGTTTATACCAAGGTTTTCGGCCATCTCTTGACGGCTTTGACCTGTTGACCACTCCCTTACTCGTATGTCATGGGGCGCTATGTGATGACCCCACTGGATGCCATGTTCTTCTTTATACGCTGCCAGTGCATCGAGGTAGTGCTGTATACCCTCACCGCTAGACTCGTAGTAAGATACAAACCGTACAGACTTGCCTTGCACCTGAAACAGCCATATGGCTGTTGCGTCTGCTATGCCCAGATCCCAAGCTGTGTTAACCGGTAATGCTCTATCTACTGGGATGGTGCTTATCTGCTTATTGATGATATGTTCAGCAAAATACGCACCGTCTTTGTTGGCGTAGCAGTCACCCTCCCATATATGGGCATACAGCGCTGCGTTCTTTTCTTTGAGGTGTAACCTTTCAGCCTCTAGCGTCTCAGGAAACCATGGGTTTTGATCGTAATTAACTTTAACTACAAAAGAGCCTGGGGGCGGTTCAACAACAAAACGCTGATATGTTGCGTCCATTTCATCTAATGGGTTGAAGCTGACCCATATTTCTGAATTATCCTTCCGGATAGTAGGTATCAGCGTATCCCAACTAGCATTAGTGACACTCTCAGCCTCTTCGATCCATACGCGATCAATGCCTTCCATCGACTTAACTTTGGAGATATTAGACCTTAAACCCTCGAACAAGAACCGCGAACCGTTCCGCCCCAGTATCTGGGTCTTCTGCACTTCAAAGTGTCCAAGTAAGCCAAGCCGGTCAATCGTATCGACTAAAAGCTGATGGACTGAGTCAGTAATACTCTTTTGTATTTCACGCGCGCAGAGTATGCGTAATGGCTCTTTATACGCCGCAAGCACTAACAACATGGCTATGGAATAGCTCTTTCCACTGCCACGGCCACCATATACCACCTTATACCGGCAAGGCTTTAATAATGGCTCAAAGGGCGCTGCGAGTGTTAGATCAAGGCTTTTAACGTTAACCATTGAGGCGTTTAGCTGTGTTGTCGACTATCGCTATATTTATCAGGCTGGGCGGGTTGATTGGGTCAGCAGATAGTACCTGTTTGTCTAGCCCGTGAAGCCTAGCCATGCCCATTACCGCCGATACTGCCGCTGAAGGGTTTTTTACAGAGTATGCAAGCTGGCGGTCTTCCCTAAGCTGCGCGGTCAGGCTCTCAACGGTGACTGCGTGAAGCTTTGCTTGCTCCGCTTGTAGTTCAGCCACCCTACCCAATACCGCCCCGTTATTAAATACTCTCTGAACCTTGGTGCTTATAGCTTTGTCCGTCATGTTTGTAGAATAACCGGCCTGTCTATATGCCTCGGTTTTGTTGCCAGTAGCAACGAACACCTGCGCGGCGGTCTCCCATTGGTGGTTCTTTAACTGTCCCATTGTATCTAGTGGCGGCAATTGTGCGGCCCTCCTAAAACGACAAAACCCGCCGGAGCGGGTTAAGTGGTTAGTTTGGTATTTGACCGGATTAGAACACAGCTACTGGGGCGAAGCACTGCCAAATTGGCAGTTTATTAAGTAATTACTTATAAATAGCTGTACACCGTCAGTTCGTAACGGTTATAATTAACCACGGCCCCGCGATAGCTAGGGTCATATATAACCAAGGAGTTTTAACCATGAGTAAAACCATTACTTTAAAAGCACTCAAAAAGGGTGAACTATTCAAGCGCAAGCTAGATTCTAAAACCGTTTTTATTCGGGAACACTTCAACCGCAAGGACTCATTCGGCCCCGCTTCAATATGTTGTTCAGATGCTGAAGACATTAACAGAGAAGTATTTTTAAACCCAAATACCACCGTTTTTTTAGACTTTAATTATTAAAGGAGTTTTAGCCATGACTTTATTGCAAGAAATAGCAGCAGAAAGAAGCAAGGTAAGAGCGCAAGTTATCGCTTATTCAGACTGGCCAATAGTTATGTCCCAAGGTTGGGAGATACGAAAGCAAACTATTGGCGGCGATGTAACCACTATATACGAGGGCGAGGGTTACGTTTCTAAGGCGGTTATAGATCAATGTATTGTTGACGCTGGCGACCGGCCCGTTTGGTTTGAGTGTCGTTATGATATGTGGGAAAGCGTCAAAGGCATTGAAGATGGAGACTATGAGATAGGCGACCATTGCGACGTTTACTTAGCCAATTATCACAACTGGAAAAACTAACCCAACGACTGGGGCCAGCGATGGCCCCCACAATAAATCCCACCAAAGGAAACGTTAACCATGAATAAGACAAACAACCACCCGCTAAAAATGCCCCTTTCTACTGGGACAGTTTGCACCCCGTACGACTCCCGCATGTCCAGCCGACGCGCTGAGCTTATGAGCTTAATTGTTAACCGCACCAAGCGACAACTAAAAAGCCGCTTAGCTACTTATTAATCTAATTACTGGGGCGAAAGCCCCGAAGGAGTTTTAACGATGAATTATTTAAGCGATTACACCAGCGAAAACCAAACAAAACTACTAAACGATAACGGAGCTTTCTTTGCCTTTGGTGAGAAACAGCTAGACGAACAGACACAAGAAGGCGTTTCTTATGTGTCCCTTGGGATGGGCCTCATAGCTCCGAAGGAGAACGCTTCTAATATAATTGAGGGGCTAAAGTCCGTTTATACGGAGGGTATAAAGCAAGACATATCCGACAACGGCATCAAGGCAATCATTCATAGGGAACTAGCGAACTATGAAGCACAGATAACAAATGACATATCCACCACTTTAGAGGCTTTAGAAGACTACGGAATTACACGCGCACAAGTGAGCGAAGAATATCCCGCTTATTTTCAAAACTGTATTGATAACGATTATTTTTAACAGACGTTAACGACTGGGGCGAAAGCCCCCTTTTAAAAGAGGTATTGATCTAATGAACAGACAAACCAAACGAGAACTAATACAAGAACTTTCACTACTGGGTGGAAGCATTATTAAATCAATGGTTTTTTGTGGTTTTGTGTTTGCGCTTGCATGGTCGATTGTGACCGTGTTGGCAATGTTTCAAATAATTAATGTAACGGGGTAATTTATGAACGGATATATTTGTTTCTGGAATCAAAACCGCGAAGAAGTACACGCGGCCAGCTCATACGAAGCGCAAGAGAAAGCTAGGGCGCGTTTTCAAAAGGCCACTAGAAAGAAGGTTAAAGGCTACGATATTTGCACAGTTATAGCAGAGGTCGACGGCTTCCCAGTAGTTCACAGCCCAGCATCACTTTAAAAATAAACCCACCAACTGGGGCGAAAGCCCCGAAGGAGTTTTAACGATGGATGAATATATAACGTCAAAAGATTTATTTATGCGGTTCGCGCCGGCGTTTAATTTTGAGTTAGACGAAGATGCACTATTAGCCGAGGGAATAAAGCGCGGCTTTATTTCTGAAGCTGGCAAAGAATCAGACGAAACGTTTTATAAAATTAACAAAGACTACAAAGGTCAATAACCATGAATACTCAACCGATTAAAACAGTACCAGTTTTCGCAACATACGACAGTATCGAAGGCGCTACCAGCTACGGTATGAAGATCGCCCACAGTATGGGTGACGCTGATAAATGCGCGATGATTACCGGCCTTATGGTGCTTTTTAACACTATGGGAAAAGAAATAAACGCGCTACAGGACGAGCTAAACAAATGAAGCTTTTTAAGGCGATTAAAAACGGACACCTTGGAATATGGGCTTTTATTATCTGGCTATCTGCCGTGGCTATCAAAGCTGCGTACGACTCAATTTAACCCACCATAACCCACCATAACGACTGGGGCGAAAGCCCCAAAGGAGAATATTTTGATTAGTAAAACGACAGACGCGTATCTAAGGGAGTTTGAATACGACATAGAAAAAGCGCTAACCGCTGGACACGCAGCCAAAGCGCTGACCGACGAACAAATTGGAGTCATGTTTGAGCTAGAAACGATTAACGACGTAATCGAAGACGCTCATAAATTTATGATGAAAAACAAGCGCATAACTGCGCGATAATCCCACCAACTGGGGCGAAAGCCCCACAGGAGTTTTACCG